GGGCTCTGGATCCACCGCAGATCATGACCCGGGGGACCCGGGTGCATCCGGAGATCATGGACCCGGGGGGCTCTGCATGCACCGGAGATCATGACCCGGGGGATACGGGACAGGGTTGAAACCAACTTTAGGCCGGCTTAAGAAGCCGATGTTGTTCCTAAGCCGTGTTAAAGTTTGATGGGGGTTGGTTTCAACCCTGATCCGGGTGCATCCGGAGAATGACCCGGGGGCTCTGGATCCACCACCGCAGATCATGGACCCGGGGGCTCTGGATCCACCACCGCAGATCATGGACCCGGGGGCTCTGGGTGCACCGGATAGATCATGACTTTGGAAAAAAAAAAAGAGGATGCAATGAAAAAATATTTTTTTTTGTCTGAAGTTGGATTTTTTTATTGTTGATTTCCCCCACCATCTTGACCAGAAGATGCTCTACCCAAAACAAATTATCCATTCTACAGAAAGGCGTTCCGGATGAAGAGGGTTTTTACGCTGTACAGCCTGTGCTACACGGGACTGCTCGCCTCCCTGATGGTCGCATCAGGCCACCCGACCCTATCGAGCCTGATTCACGATTCCAGGCATCGATCCATTCTGCTGGCGGGGATCGTGATCCTCATCCTCCTCTTCTGCCTGTTGGTGGGCGGCATCAATCCGTATAGCATCGTCCTGTCCCTGGCGACACTGACCATCTTCATGTTTGATGGCGACAGCAGTGTCCATTATATTGGGGTGTGTTTGTACGGTATCCTGACCGCCTACTCCGTTGCCGCCAGATGGGGTCCGTCCGTCATCATCTGGATCCTGATCCTCCCCATTGTCGCGATGCGCCATATCGGGTGGGCGGAGGTGTTGTACCTCCTATGGCTCAGCCTCCTCCTGGCAGAGGATCCCCTCACGGATGAACAAAATTGAAGCCCTCCATGACTGAGATCAATACAAATACATGCTTAAGCGCAACGAGATCTACTTAGAGGGGTACGGATCGCCTCTGGGGCTGGTCTATTTCTGCGATGATCAGGGTCATTTAGGGTTTGGCAAGCTGTGCATGTTCATCGCAACGTTCATCGCGTTTGTATTCCTGCACGTCAATCAGCTGACGCTGAACCTCACGATATTCTTATTCATCGTAGAACAGGCATGGAATTTTCTGATATTGTATGATATCTGCATGTTCATCCATCTGCCGGATCATTACAATGGACTCGTGTGGACACCTTCTGATCCACTGCAGCATCAGATCGGAGGCATGCCCTCCAGACAGGAAAGCTTCTTTATGCTTCTCGGGTACCTCGTCTTTATGATGATGATCCTGCCAACCATGTACTCACTCATCGTCAGATGCTCCCTAAGAAATCGATGTTCGGAGGATGATCGCAACGAGCCCTTCCTGATGGTTTAACCCGACCCAACTCGATTTTGAAGACACTTAAGGATATTTATTTATCTCAAACCCTGCACGGGTCAACTTTGGATTTACTCGGATCTGAGTCTTTAAACCGATATGAAACCCATCTTAAGGATTAAGGTGAATCCTTAAGTGTCATCAAAGTCGAGTTGGGTGTGGGTTAAACCCGCACAGGGTTAGATTTATCTATCTAATCCTAAAGGTGGGCGAGGAAGTGCGAGGTTGACCTGTGCAGGGATCATAGTTGAAACCAACTTAAGAAGGTGATGTTAAGCCGTATTGAGGTTGGTGTAAACCGTGGAGATCATTCATTGATTTTTTTGAAGAATAAATAAAGTTGATGGGTAGTAGGTAGCCAATGGAGGCTTCGATTATTGCATGCGATCAGCAGATCATTGACGGGGTATTGATCCTCAACAATCTGACGGTGTCCATTATGAGTGATTCACCGTTAGCCAGGTTTGCATTCTTCATCCAGACGAATGATTCGAATAATACCTTCTACAGGTTCAACTTCCCAGATGAGATTTTTTATATCCAACCCTCGATTCGATACAGCATCCGTCTTACCGACTACATGTCTTTTGACATTCGCAGCCCAAAAGTCAGGGGCGCCCTCAAATACCAGATCTATATCCGCAACATGAATGGCAATCAGGCGTACATCTCGTGCCCACTCCTTGACGGCGAATACTTTGAAGTCCGCGCATGACACGCTCCATGACAAACCCGAATTACCCCCTCAATTGCCCCCATTAGGAGCAATGAGGATATCTACCAAACCCTGAATGGATTTAATTCATATCCATTTCATTTGAATTTATTTCCTCAATCACTCTTTTTGATCCTACCTTAACAATCCTCTTAACTCATTCATAATTGGATATTTAAGGAGATAATAGATGAATGGGATTGGAAGTAATTCAGGTTAATCCATACAGGGCTTGATATCTGCAACCCCAAGATCTGAAGACACTTAAGGATTAGATAAGTATATCTCAGACCCTGTGCGGGGTCAACTTTGGATTTCCTCGGGTTTTTCTCGGATCTCCTCTCCTTATCTGAGTCTTTAAACCCGTATTAAACCCACCTTAACAATAAGATGAATCATAAAGTGTCATCAAAGTCGAGTTGGGTTTAACCCGCAAGGGTTTGGTATATCTACTCCTTAACGTGGAATCGAAGATAGGCTTAAAGACTGGGACGAGGAGGAGATGAGGTTCGAGAAGATCCAGAGTGAGTCCGTAGGGCTTATCATAGAGGGTCTGCTCGACAGGGTTGGTTTCAACCTGTTGTCGGAGGTGTGGTTATTTGAGGCCGGTTGATCCGAAGCCGGCGGAGCCGCGGGTGGTGTTGTCGGTGAGGTCTTGGACGGCAATGACGGGTGGGGTTTCGATCTTTTCGAGGACCAACTGTGCGATCCTGTCCCCCTTCTGGAAGACGAATTGTGCGGATGAATCGTGGTTGAACAACAGGACCTTGACTTCGCCCCGGTAGTCCGAGTCGATCACTCCGGCACCGACCGATATGCCGTTCCGCAGTGCGAGGCCCGATCTCGGTGCGATGCGGCCGTACGTTCCCTCGGGGACGGCAATGACGGTGCCTGTCGACACGAGTGCTCGCTCACCCGGTGGAATGACGCCGTCCTCATCGACAGAGAGATCGTACCCGGCGGATCCGGGCGTTGCCATAACGGGTAGCGATGCCGTCTTTGTGAGCAGCCTTACCCGCAGTGCCATTTTTTATTTTGTGCACATCATATGATTAAAGTATAGTGCCGATATAATAAAAAAAAAAATGCCTCGGACGGCTGAGGACTTGTTGACGGAGCGGGAGGAGTTCATGCGCTTGCTGGTATTCGACGAACCGGCACAACGACCACTGGATAATGATGACGACGATCCGATCACTCTGTGGGGTATGGGGCTGTGCAGGCTGTCGTGGGCGGACGAGTCAGCGGGTGTTCTCGTATCACTCAGGGAGCATGTGAGGTTGTCGACGAATCCGATGAAGACGCTGTCGGACATGCGGCGTCTGCCGTTCCGGTTCGGTGCATTGTGGATCAACCGGAATCGGGATCTGCATGAAGCGACCCTCCGGGACATGTTCCGGATCGTCATGGAACGGCAGGATGTGGGCATCGATGTCAGAACCATGTGTCTCACCTACCTCATCCAGCAGGAGGACGATGATGGTCATATAGCGACACTGCTGGAGACGGCGTGGGAGTGGCTCCAGGAGACCAATGATCCCAACCTGATCGATCTCTTGTGGACACACCAGAACAACATCCCCCTCATCCAGGAATGGCTCGATGAACGGCGGTTCGATCGGGTCGAACCCGCCGCCCCCACGACGGAGATTATCCACAGGGAGCCATCGGATGGCATCCTCAACGACAATATCTACACGGACAGCCAGAGCGTGCACACGTCCACAGCGACCCAGGACTTTTATGAGAGCATGGCACGACTCCTGCAGGAGGACGATCAACGCGATACGGACCCCTACAACTATGCCGTATCCGCCATGATGGATGATGAGAGGCTCTTCAGCGACCGCATCCTCCACGACCCCACGGTGTTCCGACTGACCAACAGAACCATGCGTCTGGTCGATATCTTTGGTGTCATCCACAGGGCGGCGCTCCGGTGCGACAGCGAGTGCGCACTCGATCGCCTCGTCCAGGAGATTGATGAGGCGAACGGCACCTGCTCATCAGGCCACGCATTCCGCATGGTCAACGCCCTCGCCGGCATACACCCCGCCGTGAGGATGCGAGTCAGCATCGAATCCCAGGTGCGCGTCTACCTCCAGGAGGCCGTCCGATCCATGGCCACGGAGGACGGATTGTGCTGGTTCCAAGGCGACGAGTTCCACTCCTGGGTCGCACACAGACTCCCCCATCTCGTCCAGTGCTTCCTACGACATGATCGGATAGGAGGCAGAAGGACCTGGCTGTCCGAATGGGCACGCCTCTTCCCCACATGCACACTCAACCCATACACTCTCACCTCCCTCATCTTCCGATACCCCCTCTCCGTCATCCTCCAACACCTATGCCGCCGACGACCCTGATTCACACTGCCCTACCGATTTTCCGCCTTAAGGATTTATCGAGATCCTTAAGCCTTGATTTCCAGGGTCGAAACCAACTTTAATACGGCTTAAGAACAGGATCGTCTTCTTAAGCCGGCCTAAAGTTGGTTTCAACCCTGTCTTCAAACCCACCTTAAGGTAGGTTTGA